AAGAGTTAGCAGTAGAATGAAAAAGAAAGAGGTTATAAAAATTTTGGAAGACAATGAAATTACTAATGTAATGAAACCCAAACCTAAAATAATTCATACAAAAGAATTTTCTTGTGCAGATGACCACCCTATTGTTTATTATGTAGTGGATAATAACAATGAAGGTGTGTGTGAATATTGTAATGCAAAATTTATTTATAAAGAAAAAGATTTTTATGACAAGGCACAAGAGGAAAAGAAATTATTAGCTATGTCAATGAAAGAATCTAAGAGACAGAAAGATGAACGAACACCATCAGAAAAATTGCAAGATGAACTAGAACCAATCATAACAGCACCTATGATGGATATGGAATGAGAATAATAATTTTATTTTTATTTATGTTCAGTTTAAATGGCTGTGCCTTTATGGTTGCAAAAGAAACAGCAAAGGTTGTTAATATCATTACAGAGACAGATAAAAATCCTAATAAGAAAGAAAAGATTTTAAAGAATAAAGAAAAGAAAAAGAAATCACAGAATCAGAGAGCAAAGGAATTTTATTGTAGTAAGGTAAATGACCCTATAAAATGTGAGGAGTTAAAATGAAACAAGTAAAAGAAATGGATAAAAAAGAATTAATGAACCATATGTTTGCTTTAGTAAGTGAAGTTCAACATTTATATACTATGTTAGAACCACACGATACAGGGCATATTCATACAACAATTTCTATGTTGAACAGAAGGATAGATGATATAAAAGATTGTCTATCACATAAATAAAATGACGAAGATGGATAAGTTCTATGCTATTTTTGGTGGTATAGGTATTGCGGTAGTTATGGGTATGCTTTTATATTTACTCATTAGTTGGGGTTTAAAATTTTTTATTTAATAAAATGAAAAACATAATTTTATTATTGTTGTTAATGGTAGTGAGTGGTTGTTCTTCTACTAAAACTACTACTGTTCTCGATACTCCTAATGGAGAAATTATAATTACGGATTTACCTTTGGATGAATAGAAAAAAGATAAAAAAGATACGAAAGAAAGCAAGGGGCATTCTTGTTGAATGGTTGCAGTCATTGGTAGAGGATGAAGAAAAGAAAAAGATTAATGAAAAGAATTTATTTAAAATGATGCCGGAGCAAACACACTACTGGTTTCAAAACCAATTACGATTAAGTGCATGGTCATACAAGTGGGTCATAAAACATTTAAAACAAAATCCGGACTTGACATTTAAGGAATTACATGATACAATATACAAAGGATAAATATGGAAGAAGTTTTATATTATAGTACAAGCCAAGAAAAAGAAATACCGGTATCGGAAATGTCGGACTTGTATGTAAGACGAGCATTCAAGCAAATGATTTTAAAGGAAAAGAAAAGGTTTGATAGTAAGGAGAAATTAAAAGTGCATATAAGAAATGCAATGTTAGATTTAGAGAAAGCAATTGAAGAAAAATAAGAATAATACTTATCGTTCAAAGTTTGAAACGAAAGTCATAACGAAATTAAAAAGAAGAAAAATAAAATTTATCTATGAGAAAGAAAGATTATATTTTATTCAACCGGCAATAGAAAGGAGTTATCTTCCGGATTTATATTTTCCACAGACAAATATTTATGTGGAGTTAAAAGGTTTATTTACATTAGATGATAGAAAGAAACATCTATGGTTACGAGAGGATGAAAACTCTGACTATGATATTCGTTTCTGTTTTCAAAATGCAAGTAATAAAATAAGAAAAAATTCTAAAACAACTTATATAGATTGGTGTAAAAAACATGAGTTCAGATGGTGCGAAAAAAAAATCCCCAGAAAATGGATGGTCAGAATTGTACGAAAAAGATAAAGCATATATTATTTTATCTTCCGTTGGTGTGGGTAAAACTAAAAAAATAGAAATTGAGTTTGTTAATGTCTCTGATGATACACAGATATTAACGCTTGGTGCAGGGGTGCATTGGTTTTGTAAAAACAATATGGCTCTGTGTCATTATATTGGAATGAGAGAATTAGAATTAGAAATGTTTGGAAAAGGGGGAGCAGTTGGAAAATCTAAAAACTAAAACAATATTAGAGACTGCTATAAAATTAGTTAGTGGTCAACGACATACAGACTATGGAGACAAGGTAGAAAACCATAAGAATATATCAAGTCTTTGGTCTGCCTATCTAGATAAAACCATAACACCACATGATGTGGCGATTATGATGTGCCTATTAAAGATAGCACGAACAAAACTTGGAGCAGTCAGCGAAGATACTTATGTAGATGGTTCTGCTTACATGGCAATCGCAGGAGAATGTAAATCACATGAGCAAGATTAAAATAGATTTAGAAAGAGATAATAACATAACACCATTTGGTATCGCAACCATACAAGATAGATACCTTATTGAAAACGAAACTTCACCACAACACGCATTTGCTAGAGCATCAAAGTATGTTTCAACCTTTCATGGTAAAGTAGATTGGGATATGGCACAGCGAATGTACGAGTATGCAAGTAAGCAATGGTTTGGATTTTCCTCACCCATACTTTCCAATGCCGGTACAAAAAAAGGTTTACCCATTTCTTGTTTTCTTAATTATGTTCCAGATAGTAGAGAAGGTTTAAGTGAACACTATGATGAAAACATTTGGTTAGCCAGTAATGGTGGTGGTATTGGTGGTTATTGGGGAGCAGTAAGAAGTGATGGAACATCAACGACACATGGTTCAAAGTCAACCGGTTCAATTCCTTTTATTAAAGTTGTTGACAGTCAGATGTTAGCTTTTAATCAAGGTACAACAAGACGAGGAAGCTATGCAGGATACATGGACATATCACACCCAGAGATAGAAGAGTTTTTATTTATGCGTAAGTCTTCTGGTGGTGATGCCAATAGAAAATGCCTTAATCTTCATCATGGAATTAACATAACTGATAATTTTATGAATGCTGTATCAAAGAATATTGATTGGGATTTAATAGACCCTCACTCCAAGAAAGTTATTAAGTCTTTGAATGCAAGGAACTTATGGCGAATGATTTTGGAAACAAGACATGAAACCGGAGAACCTTATCTTCATTTTATTGATACATCCAATAGATATTTACCGGACAAACAAAAGAAACTTGGATTAAAAGTTAATCAATCAAATTTATGTAGTGAAATAACTCTTGCAACCGCAGAGGATAGAACTGCTGTCTGTTGTTTGTCAAGTGTTAATCTAGCCAAGTATGATAAGTGGTCTAGCTCTCCTACATTTATACCGGACATGGTGCGAATGCTGGATAATGTGCTGGAACATTTTATTCTTGCTGTCTATGATTTTTCTTTTGATATGGAAGGAAACATTAAGGACATGGTTATCAAGGAGAACATGACCGGATTTGAGAGAGCAGGATATAGTGCATTCAGAGAACGAAGCATTGGACTAGGTGCTATGGGATTTCATAGCTACCTGCAAAAATTAAACATACCATTTGATAGTGCTATGGCAACCGGACAGAACTTGAAAATGTTTAAATACATTAAGGAAAAATCTGTTGAAACTTCAAAGATACTAGCAAAGGAAAGAGGAGAAGCACCGGACATGGAAAGTACTGGTATGCGTCACGCACACTTATTAGCCATTGCTCCTAACGCCACCTCATCCATTATTTGTGGTGGTACAAGTCCATCCATTGAACCTATACGAGCAAATGTTTATTCTCATAAAACTTTAAGTGGTACATTTCAAGTACGCAACAAACAGCTTCATGAACTCTTTAAAGTAAAGTGGGAAGGGTCAGAAGATTTACAAAAAGAATATGATAATGATTATGTTTCCTTTAAAGATAAAGTATGGAAACATATTAGTGAACATCAAGGTTCAGTCAAACATTTAAAATTTTTAACGGAGTGGGAACGAAGTGTGTTCAAGACTGCTGATGAGATAGACCAACATTGGATAGTGGAACACGCATCACAGCGACAAGAATATATTTGTCAAGCACAGTCAGTCAACTTATTTTTTGTTGCCCCACCTATACAATCTTCTCAAGATGACCATGATAATTTTTTACGCTATTCCAACAAGGTTCACTTTGAAGCTTGGAAAAAGGGATTAAAAAGTTTATACTATTTGAGAAGTCGTGAAGCAAAGAGTGCTGAAAATATTAACCTTAAAGTAAAACGAATTAAACTTGATAACGAAATGTTAGAAGAGGAGTGTTTATCATGTCAAGCGTAACAGAAAATTTATTAGAAGAAAGGACTTATTACAAACCCTTTGAATATCCTTGGGCTTTTGATTATTATATTATTCAAAATCAATTGCATTGGCTACCGGAAGATGTACCTATGCATGAGGATGTAAAGGATTGGAATACAAAACTTACACCTGCTGAAAAGAATTTACTGACACAGATATTCAGATTGTTCACACAATCGGATGTTGATGTTGGTGCAGGATATTATGAAAAATATATTCCGGTGTTTAAAAAGCCGGAGTTAAGAATGATGATGGGTTCATTTGCAAACATTGAATCTGTTCATCAACACGCATACTCATTGCTGTTAGATACAGTAGGTATGCCGGAGTCAGAGTATAAAGCATTTGCCAAGTATGAGGAAATGTCAGCCAAGCATGATTATGTACAAAAGTTTAATGTGACTGATAAGAAAAATAAATTAAAACCTTTGGCAAAAGCATTGGCAGTTTATTCTGGATTTACAGAAGGACTGCAATTATTCTCTAGCTTTGCCATACTGATGAACTTTCAACGATTTGGAAAGATGAAGGGTATGTGTAAGATAGTTGATTATTCTATTAGGGATGAGTCTCTTCATGTTGAGGGTATGACAAAAGTATTTCGTACTCTTATCAAAGAGAACATTCACATATGGACTGACGATTTCAAGAAAGAAATATATCAGATATGCAGAGAAATGGTTATCCATGAGGACAACTTTATTAAACTTGTATTTGAAATGGGGGATATACAAGGATTAACATTGGAAGAAATGAAACAATACAATCGTTATATTGCTGATAGAAGACTGTTACAATTAGGATTGAAACCTAATTACAATGTCAAAGATAATCCTTTATCGTGGTGGGATGAAGTGATTGGAGTTGAACACCAAAACTTTTTCGAAGGGAGAGCATCATCCTATGCAAAAGCAAGTATCAAAGGAAACTGGTCCAATGTATTTGATGATGTCGAAGTGAGTTGATGCTGTGCCTAATAAAAGACATAAAGAAGCCACGATATTTTCGTATACCTTACTAATAAATAAAGAAGGAAAGCTCGAAACTGAAATAACCTCTTTACCCATTGAGGATGAAGAGGTTATGACAAAGTCTTTTAAAATTCGGGAGGAACGAAATTTTTTTATTAATCTTGTTTCTGAAGCTAGACGAAAACTTAAACCTATTCACGAATGGCTAGAGAAGTATTGTAATTCTATTACTTAATTATTTTTTTCTATTCTTTTTATTCCATCTTAAATGCCACGCCCAATTACTGATTGAGCTTCCATAAGTTTCACAAAAATTTAGAAATCTATCTTTTAAATATCTATACATTATTTCTTAACGAGACTTCCACCAAAATATAATCCTATGATGGCTGACATTAAGTGAGTATCAAGTGGTGTTATCACAACACCAAAGAACTCCTTGTCCATTACGATTTCTTTCTTTTCTATAAGAAACCAAAATCCATTTGTAAATTCTGTCCATGTAAGGAAAACACTTGTATCAAAGAATACCGGAACTAATTTAGGAAAGGCAATGATAAAGAAGACTGCTGTTAAAGCAATGATTCTTCTTGTCCATTGAAATCCCTTGTTGTCATACTGTCTTGCCTTTTCAATAGCTTCCATTTGAAACTTACCTCTAGCAAGAAGCATCTTTTGTTCCGCTTGTTTCGCCTTTATACTCTGACCCCAGATGGACATTACTCCACCCAATATGCTAGAACCTAGCATTGTAATCATTTCTACCGGCAGTCCGCCTAGCATTTTATTAAACTCCTAATTATTTATAATAAAGTTTTCCAAACAATAAGGAGAACAACAACAGCACCAACTACTACTGCTATCTTTCCTTTCTTGCTTAATTCATTCCAATATTTCATTTTACTTTTCCTCCTTTAGAAAATAGTTTAATGGGTTTTTTCCATTTTGGATTTGAATCACCTATACCATATATAATTTTATCCCAAATACTTTTCTTTTTCTTTTGGGGTGGTGTATAAGTATATGCTTCATTCGAAGTCATAATTCTTTTCCAATTTTTATTTTTATTTGTATTCTGTGCCATTATGGTATTTGTAAATAAAGTTATTAATATTACTCCTATTAAAATTAATTTCATGTAAGAAGGGGCAGAGCAAAGCTACTGTGTGATTTCTTTTGATGCCCCTACCTTTTTATTTTATCTTGATTGTTCGTGGTTTCTTTTCTTCCGGTAGATTTAATTTCATATCCACCACAAGAACACCATCCTTAAACTTTGCGTCTTGAACCTTCAAGATGCTCCATTAAAGTCCATTGTCTTTTGAAAGCTCGTTGAGCTATTCCTCTATGGACAAAACTATCATCATCCTTATCAGAAGATTTTGCAGAGACAGACAAAGTATTTTCCTTTGCTTCCACCTCTATGTCATCCTTTGAAAATCCTGCCAATGCCATTTCCAGTTGATAGTTTTCCTTGTCAACTTTCTTGATATTGTAAGGGGGATAATTTGGTGTCTCAAAATGAGACAATGCTGATAGTTGGTCAAAGATATTATCAAAACCAACTGTCAAGTTTCTGAACGGGTCAAAATCAGAGACCCAATTCCTATTGTGTGTAGTAGGTAGGTTATTCATATGTGTTGCTCCTTTTCATTCATTAAGCGAGTTGTTATTATACCGGATACTACCTATAGCTATCCCGTATATCTATATTATACACCTATATGGCGGTTTTGTCAAGACCTTTTTCTGTCCAGTAATCCACCACTTTTAAAGGAAAGAGGAATATTTACTCCTATATATCCTGATGTATCATCTTCATTACCTTTTATACTAGCTTCTAAAATACCTTTTTTACCTGCTACAGACCAGTCACCAGAATCATATTGACCCTGTATAAAGGTATCGCCCTTTTGCCAAGTAGTATCTGCTCTCATTCCGGTGTCTATTTCTAAACCTTGTCCTGCTGATTCTAAAAAAAGCTCTCCACCAACCTTACCTTCACCACCAAAAAGATTAAACTCTTTCCAAGCTCCTGCTTTCATTTCCCTATCTTCGAAAACTCTTTTCATTTTTTCTTTTCTTACATCCCTATCTTCCTTCGGAATTGGAATTGTAACATCTACTATATCTGGTTTAAGTGTTTTAATAATTTTACTAACACCACCATTACCACCATCATCACTAGGTGTACTTGTATAGTCTACACTTTCTGTTGGGTCATCCTTTTTACTTTCATCCCATACTTTTTCAGTAGGTGGTTTGTTTGTATTGGATGATGTAGTTGTAGGTTTATTACTAGATGCTATATAACTCTCTCTAGCATTTCTTCTATAAGTAGAACCACCACCATTTAATAACTGTCTTACTTGTCCGCCTTCTGAAAGTTTTACAACATCATCAAGTTTTTTAA